GCGCTTCAAGAAGAGAGGGATGGAAGGTGTAGGTAGGTTCGGTGGAGGGCACAAGGAGCTTTGGAACAACCACTTGATAGCCACTGCTGCGATGTTCCACTCCAGGCTTAAGAACGGCGACCCTGAGATTAGGCGCTACCTTTCCGCAGTCAAGTTGCTCATGTTCGATGAAGTCCACCACTTAGGCACAGCGCCCTCCTGGCAGGCCGTAGCTAACGCGTGTCCTGCTCCTAGGCGCTTCGGGTTCTCTGGCTCACCGTGGGCCTCTGGGCTGCCCTACGTCGATCTTAGCGACGATAAGGGTTCGAAGTTCGCAGACCTACGTGTAGCTGAACAAGTAGGGGAGACATTGGTCTATATCCCATCTAAGATGCTACGGGAAATGGGCGTAATCATCGATCCACGTATTTTCGTGGTGCCTATTTCCGAGCCCAAAGGATTAACGAGCAACCCCTTTCCTCGCTGGCACTGGGTCTACAAGAACGGTATAATCGAGAACGAACACCGTAACAATCTCATTGTTGAAGCGGCGTGCAAGCTCCACGAGAGGGGACACCGTACAACCATCTTAGTTGTTTCAATCCCTCATGGAAAAGCGCTGCTAGAACAGCTACATGATAAGGGCCTCAACGCCGCCTTCACGAAGGGCGATGATGAGGTCTTTGTGTATACAGGCAAGAAAACTAAGTCTCTGAAAGAGGCTGGTGAATCATATCGTGATGCATTTCTGGCAGAGGAACTTGATGTGCTAATTGGATCCGTAGTCATTGACGAAGCCGTGGACCTACCCGGTATGACAGCGTTGATCCTGGCCGGTGGGATGAAGAGCCCCATCAGGGCCGTGCAGAGGGTAGGTAGAGCTATCCGAACCCATGATGGAAAAGATGACGCAATCATCTTGGACTTCAGGGATAAGCAGCACTACTTTTTAGACAATCACACGAACAAACGGCTAGGCATTTACGCAGCCCACGAGTATGACTATGTGGAATGCTCGTGGGACGAGTTGTGGGAGCAAGTATGAGTCCTGTGAATAAGCTCGTGCTGCCGCCGCGTGACTACATTCATTCTGTAATGATGGCTCGATCACACGAGATTACACACCACAAAGGGGAGCGCTGTGTCTGCGGAGATAACCAAGAGCGAGTTTTGGAAGAGCGTAGAGGAGTGCGCCAAGATCGTAGCCACATGGCCAGAGTGGAAGAAGGCAGGCGTCATAGCGAGGCCGGTGAAGGACAATGAACCCACCAAGGATGCTGGACCGCTTTGAAGAGAAGCACGGGGGCTACGAAGAGATACTGGACAACTATCTCATCTGGGCGTGCCGCGTAAACAAACACAATAACAAAGCCAAGAGGGAAGCTGACCGATACCAACAGCTTCTCAGAAAACACGATAAGCTCATCTGGCTTGTGATGGGCTACAACGAAGGCATTAAAGCAGTAAAGGAAGGGAAAGTAAGTTGAGTGACGTATACCCATATGGGCCAGAGTTTCAGGAAGGTGTCTGTGCCCTATACTGTCAGGATCCGGGATTCAGGAGGCAATACAATGATGTAGTTAGTTCCGACTACTTCGATGATGACGCCTGCATTCATATCATTCGCGTTGCCAAGAAGATTTATGCGAAGGGTAGGATCGTAACTAAGGCAGCTATTGAAGCTGACTATGTTGACGCGAGGACCGCTGGGGCCTTTACCGCTCCTAGGAACAAGAAGTTCCAGAAGCAGTTTAAGGAGATGCTCAACTACATCTTCGATGAGGAGCTTGACCACCTCCAGCACATTCCCGATCTAGTAGTTACGTTCGCACGTAACCAGGCTGTAGCAGACGCTTGCCACAAGATCGTAGGCATCCTAGACAAGGGAGGGAACCTAGAAGGGGCCAAGTCCATCATGGACAAGGCGCTCATGGTAGGAGCGGCCCGTGACCTAGGACACGATTTCTATGAGTCGGCTGCTGAGATTGGGATGCTTAAGAAGAGCCTCATGCATGATGTGGCCAACAAGGTTCCCACAGGGCTGCCAACGCTAGACGCGAACATGCGTGGTGGTCTGAGTATTGGTGAGCTTGGTATGGTCATTGGTCCAACAGGGCGTGGTAAGTCCATCGTGCTTGTCAACCTAGCAGCCAAGGCTCTACTAGAGGGTAAGAAGGTTGTCTACGTCACGTTCGAGCTATTCGAGCACGAGGTCTTGCTACGCTTCCTTCAGAATCTAACAGGCTGCACAGACGAAGAGGTGATTGAGGAAGATGATGAATTCCGTGCTGGGCTAAACGGACTCCTTAAGAAGCACAAGCACAACCTCAAGATCAAGTATTTCCCACCCGGCACGTTGTCTTCGATGCAGCTACGTGCGTACCTGTCTCGTCTGCAGGCTGTAGAGGGCTGGAGCCCTGACCTTCTCATTTTGGACGACGCTGACTCTATGCGTATCCCTAAGCCAGGGAAGGCAGACAGTGCTAGCGCAGCTACTTATCAGGCGCTTGGAGTTTTGTACTCGGATATCATTGCGCTCTTGGTAGACTTCACGTGCGCCAGCTGGGTGGCGTGCCAAGCTACAAGGACGGCATTCGATGCAGAGGTTGTTGACCTTAGTCATACAGCGGACAGCTTCAAGAAGGCTCACAAGGCCAACATGGCTCTCGCTGTATGCCAGACTCCTGAAGAGGGTGAGCGTGATGAGGCCAGACTCTTCATCGCTAAGGCGCGTGCCTACAAGAGTGGCTACTTTGTTCCGATCAAGTTCGAGAAGAGCATCATGCTTGTCTCTGAGCGCGAGTCTAGGGTTAAGGCTCGAATGATGAAGAATGATAGCAGAGCCACAGAACTAGACGGTGACACGAAGAAGAAGAAAGTAGCAAAGAGGCGCAAGAAGACAAGTGGACTTGCGAGCTTATCTCGGTGAGCCTTACGAGCACGTAACAGGCGATGAAATACGATACTGCTGCCCTGACTGTCAGAAACGTGGTCGTGGAGAGGACACAAAGTTCCATCTTTACTTCAATCGGCGTAGTGGACTATTCTTTTGCCAACGATGTGAATCTAAAGGACATGTATCGTTCTTTACCAAGGGAGATGATAGTGCTCCTTATGGGGAGTCCGACGACGGCAATAGACTGTCTAGGATGGAAGCGTTACGCTCTCGGTTTACTCCACAAGCACCTGTTAAAGAAGAGCCATACGCCGTATCTGGGTTTCCTACGGATTACGTATCCATCTTGGACTATCCGCACTCGCAAGCTGTCAGCTACTTGGAATCTAGAGGAGTTGACTACGAGCTAGCCATTCAGAGAGGGCTAGGGTTCGGGCGTGAGAAGAACAGAGGCAGGGTCTTCTTCCCAGTCTTTGATATAGAAGACAAGAGCAAGTGCATCTTCTGGGTAGCTAGGAGCTACACCAACCTAGATCACAAGAACTGTGAGTGCTGGCTTTGCAAATACAAGTATACGAACGCTCCTGATGTTAAGCGTCGTTACTTCGTTTACGGGTTAGAGTTCTGCGATGATAGTGATACGTGCTGCATCACAGAAGGTGCTTTGTCTGCTCTTAACGCAGGACAGAACGCTATAGGGACATTCGGCAAGTATGTAACAGACGAGCAGCTGAATCTTTTGTCAGACCGCTTTGATAGGATTCAAGTGGCGTTGGACCCAGACGCTTACAAGAAAGCCTATTACCTGATGAAGCGATTGTTGGGGAGGGGCCACTATGTGGAGTGGGTTCCCCTGCCGAGCAAGAAGGATCCTGGCGACCTAGGCGAGGATCATATGATGTATCTGAGAGAAGACGAAGCGGTTCCTATTACGCGGTCAACGTTAAGTGAAGTGTTGCTAAGCGGTGTAGGTGAGCTAGAATAGCGGGATCGAATGACTGACCTACCTGCCTGCACCAAGTGCCCTCTGTACAAACACGCGACGAGTGTCTTGGTCCCGAGTAAGGGTTCTGAAGAACCTACCATCTTGTTCGTAGGTATCGCACCCGGCTGGAAAGAAGATCAGGAAGACGAAGCCTTCGTAGGTAAGCCAGGCAAGAAGCTGATGGAGCTTCTACGTGAGTCTGGTGTAGACCTAGACATGTGCCGGTTCACAAACCTTGTTCGATGCATCCCGTGGAAGAGCACGAAGGATCAGGACAGGACCAGGGAGCCGAACGAAGACGAGATATCAAAGTGCTCCAGCTATCTCCTAAAGGAGATAGCGATGTATGAGCCAAAGATCATTGTCCCTCTTGGAAAGGTGCCAGCAGGCTACTTCCTTCCACATATGAAGGACAAGATGAAGATCACCAAGGTCAGCGGTGTATCCTTCAACTGGGTCCATCCTACCACTGAAGATGAGTATACGGTTATTCCTACGCTGCACCCAGCAGCGTTGACACGCAGCGACCACTGGAAGTCCAAGGTGATGGAGGCATTCAATCTCATCAACCAATTGGCTACAGGAAGGTCTGCAGCGGATATCTTCGAAGACTGCGAGTATGAGTATCTAGATACCATCGATAAGGTAGCTGCCTATGTAGATAAGGTGATTGCTGCTTACGAGAAGGATCCTGATACCGTTATCTCTGTTGATGCTGAGACCGGCTTCAAAGATCCTTTGCCAGAGGATTACGAGATTGATCGCTTCTCTGTTCTTCTCAATCCATTCAACCCTTACCACACCCTGATATCACTGCAGCTGAGCTACCTTCCTAAAGAAGGGGCGTTGATCCCGTTCTGGCATAAGGACAGTCCGTTCAAGGACTATGCGTCCATCGCTAGTATCGCTGAGCACATACAACGTCTAGTTGATGTAGTTCCAGTCATCGGACAGAACTTCAAGTTCGACTATCAAGTGCTTTACGTAATGCTCGGAGTCGTAGTAAAGCACTTCCTGTTCGACTCGATGTTGGCCCAGTATCTTATCTACCAGAAGAGCCAGCCACTCAATCTAGAGTCTATGGCAGGCATGTATGTAGACATGCCGTTCTTCAAGAGCGAGATGCATAAGGCCCTAGAAGGTATCCCTGAGGAAATCAGGCACATGGGATACGTGGACCTGGACAAGCTCATCCGTTATGGCTGCGGAGACTCTGACGCTGTTGTGCGGCTCTACCGATACTGGCGTCCGATCTTGGAGGACAACGGTCTCTGGGATGTCTACCAGGACATTCTAAGGGACGCTACGGTGTCCTACTCTAAGATAGAGACCAACGGAATGATGATCGATTCTGAGCGCCTAGAGAAGCTCAGGGTTGATTACACGAAGGAGCTTAACCAGCTTCTACGAGATATCCGTAAGTCAGACTACATCAAGCTTCTAGATGAGATTCGTCTTGAGGACTACTACAAGAAGGAAGAGCTAGGCTACGCAAGGGAGAATGCCAAGCGCGATGAGATTGGTAAGCCTCACGTAAAGCGCAAGAAGTATTCGGCTGAGGCGTGGGAAGCTAGAGAGCAAAAGATCATCGAGAAGCTAGCATTCAAGCCAAGCTCCTCAGATCAACTACGGTTGTTGTTCTACGACGATAGACTGATGGGATTCTCCTCTGATGGTAAAGGTCAGACGAAGAGCAAGCAAATCTCTGCGGACAAAGCTGCTCGTAAGAAGATCCTAGAAGACGCTCACAACGAAACAGCCTGGCTTAAGGAGAACGATCCAGACGATGACGAATCCATCGAAGCTCTGGAAGAGTGTGTATACCTCGTAGAGTCTATCAACGATTGGGTAGGTAAGAACAAGCTTTACACTGCTTACATCAAGAAGGCTCCTGTGCTAATCCATGACAAGGGAGATATCAAGAGGGCCTGGCCTATCCCTCTGCCGCCTGAGGTATGCACTTGGTGCTTCCACGCCAACTTTAAGATCCACGGAACGGACACAGGACGTTTGTCTTGTGAGCATCCTAACCTACAACAGATGCCACAGAAGTCTCTTATCAAGTGGATGTTTGTCTCTAGGTGGAAGGAGCAAGGTGGTGTTCTTCTTCAGGGTGACTACTCTCAGGCTGAGCTACGTGTAATCGCTAAGCTCGCTAATGAGACAGCAATGCTTGATGCATTCAACCGTGGAGAAGATATCCACATGTTTGTAGCTACGCTGGTCTTCGGTGCGCTGGGAATACCAGCGGATAAGATCACTAAGAAGATGCGTGGTATTGCTAAGCGTGCCTCTTTCGGGATTATCTACGGACAAGGTGCTAAGGCTTTGGCGTATGGGTTCGGAACTACGGTAGAAGAGGCTAAGGAAATCATCGCTACCCTCTATAGAGTCTTCCCCAACCTAAGAGGTTGGATGGATTCTAAGATCCAAGAGGCTAAGGACGAAGGACTCGTCACGACTCCAATGGGTCGTATCCGTTGGATAAAGCACGCTACGTCACGAGATGAGTTTACAGCTGCTGAAGCTGCTCGTAAGGCTGTGAATACCCCTATTCAATCAGCTGCTTCCGACTGGACGCTTTGTGCGCTAAACGCCATACAAAAGCGCTTCGATGAAGAGGGTCTTAGGAGTCTGATCGTAGCTACGATCCATGACTCGATCATGGTAGACGTATACCCTGGTGAGATGCAGATCGTCATGGAAATCATGCATGATGAAATGGTAGTCCAGATTCCTGAGCGGTTCGAATGGATCAAGGGAGTGCTGCCTAAGACTGACTTTGAGTTTGGCGTCAACTGGCAGGCGATGACAGATATCGAAACACAGACTGACCTAAGCTACAAGATCAAAGGTGAGTTTAAGGACATCAAGGGTAACCTAAAGCAGCTTTATCTATGTGGGGATGTAGAACAACTCGATGCTTACGTAGATGCAGACAGCCCTGAAAACTCCTGGGCATTGGTGGACATAGGATGAGCCAAGTAGATTACCGAGCGCTTCAGAGGCGCACACTGGACGCCTGTAGGAAAGAGGGATGGGATAGAGGCTGGAAAACAGCTGGGTGTTGTCTACACCTAGAGTGCAGCGAATTCATTGAGGCTCTTCGTGGTAAGCACGGAGACCCTATCGAAGAGGCAGGCGATGTATTATTCGTGCTTCTTTCGATGCTAGCTGACTATGATATCTCCATTGATGAAGTAGCTTGCGCTCTTGAGATGAAGATGGACAGTAAAGGTCAGTAGTGGAAGCCGACGACCTTAAAGAACTAGGCTACGACCAGATAGCAGCACACTTCTCAGACAAGGCATTAGAGATTGAGGATACGATACCTAGCTTGATGGAGCCCTTGCTTTACGCAGCTAAGGCAGTGCTAGCTCTGAAGAAGCTTAACGGTCGTAGAGCGTTCAGCATCGTACACCTAGAACGATGGCGTATGAGCTACCCGTGGGTTGTCTATGCCAAGGGTCGGTTAGGTGAGACTGTAGCTACGCTAGACTCTGATGTAAAAGACCTAAAGAGCGATCTACAAGAGGAAGCTTTTAAGTCTTTGGGGCGTAGAGGAATAAAGATATCTGACGAAAAGGTTCAAGGTCAAATAAGAACCAATAAGGAATTCCGAGAGAAGGAACGCCAGTTGTCAGACCTCCGTGCTATACTTTCCCACGTGCTGGATCACTGTGAGCAGTACAAGTTAATCAAGGACGTTTTGGTTCAAGAGTCAACGTTAATGAAGCGTATGACGGCTCACTGAACGGGATCGCCCAGAAAAACGCGACGAAGGAGGCCACATCATGGCTAAACTAAATCTGAAAAAGATCAAGGCGAAAGCCGACGAAATCAAGAAGAAGGAGAAGGAGCGGAAGGATAAGAAGTCTGATGACTCTGCCTTCATCAACAAGCTCCCCGTGGGAACCATCGAGGTTCGTCTTCTTCCACCCTGGTCCAGTGCTGGCGAGCTAGCGAAGGAGATTTACACTCACTTCGGTCTACCTCCTGGTAACACGACTGTTGTTGACATTGAGAAGACGTTCCCCAAGTTGGGACTCATTGACCCCATTACGGAGGTTCTTGAGGACTTCAAGGACGACCTCGATGTGTCTCGTCTTTGGTCTAAGCCAACTCCGAAGATCAATGTCTATATCCCTGATAGCGATATCAACCAGGAGAACGATGAGTTTTCCGAGTCTCACTTGGGTAAGGTGAAGATTCTTGCACCGTCTGGCGGAACCTACAACCAGATCGTGAAGATGATTTCCAACCCGCGTATTGGTGATATCACTGATCCTGATGAGGGATACAACATCACCATCGAGAAGACTGTTGGTAAGAAGTGGCAGGATACCCGCTACGCTGTCCAGCTTGCTCCACCGCTCGGTCCTATTCACGACGACGAGGACGAGCAGGAGCGTATCTTGGAGAAGACGTGGGATCTGGACAAGATTTTCCCGGCTCCTGATGATGCTAAGGTCGCTGAGGTGGAGACTGTTGCCAAGGCTCTGCGTAAGCACCTTGAGAAGCAACTCCGTGCCGCTGGTGGCGTTCCCACGCGTCGTAGCAAGGCTCGTAAGGCCCGCGACGAGGAGCCTGAGGACGAGGAAGAGCCAGAGGACGAGGACGTTGCTGAGGAGGAAGAGGAGGAAGAGGCTCCCCCGCCTAAGAAGCGCAAGAAGGCTAAGGCGAAGAAGAAGGTTCGTCGTCGCAAGCCTGCTGACGATGAGGACGAAGAGGAGTCAGACTCGTCTTTTAGTCCTGCGGAGGTAGATGAGGAGCCTCCGACCCCTTCCCGCCGAAGTTCCTCTAAGAAGAAGAAGAAGAGTAAGGCTAAGAAGAAGGCAAAGCCAGCGTGCTTCGGTGACGCTGATGTCTTCAAGATCGATGACGATCAAGCCGAAGCCTGCAACGCGTGTATCTGGGAGGTTCCATGCGTGCAGACCCAAAAGAAGAGCGGAACTTTCTGCCACGTAGAGTAGGGTGACAATGGCTAGGGCAAAGAAGAATCCAACTGAGGAACCGAAGAAGCGCAAGAGCACTAAGAAGACTCCTACGGAGCTTCCTACGGCTGAAAAGCACAGCTTTGATCCTCGTGAGTTAGCGAAGAAGATTTCCGAGAGCATCAACAAGGGCAAGAAGGAAAAGAACAAGCGGGAACGCCCAGTTCGATCCGGTGCCGATGCTGACAACGCGGATATCATTCGCTACATCTCAATGGGAACTTCTGCCCTAGACGCAGGAACGGGTGGTGGATTTCCCTGCGGGCGTGTGAGCATGGTTTACGGTGCTCCGTCCGCAGGGAAGTCCCTGCTACTTGAAAGCGCCATCCTGACAGCACAGATACGTGATGGTATTGGAGCCATCATTGACTCTGAGCATACCTTCAATAAGGCTCGTTTCTCTGCCAAGGGTGGGCATGTCCCAAGCGTCCTATTCATGGACGCTGCATCCCTTGAGCAGGGTTTCGAGTACATTGAAAAGACGATCAAGGCTCTTATCGCTGAGCCATCGTTGATAGGACAGCCCATCGTTGTAGGCTGGGATACCATCAATACAAACCAAACAAAGAACAAGGCCAGTGGCAACGAATATGCTGCTGGCATGATGGAGGCACCCCGAGTTATCTGGGATGGCTTCCGTCGCGTAACTGAGCTAATTGCTTCTAGCAACGTAGCCTTCGTAGTGCTTAATCAAGTCTACGGAGACAAGGTTCCTCCTGGTGGTCGAGGGCTCCAGTTCTACTCCTCTCAGATTCTGTATCTAGAGGAAGAGGATCGTTACTACAGCCACCGAACGAAGAAGTATGGAAAGATCCTTAAGGCTGAGATTCGTAAGAACAAGTCTAACCCACCACTAGATGATGTAATTTTCTTCTGCTGTGACTCTGTTGGTGTAGACGATACGATGTCGATTTTCTACAACCTACGGAAGCGTGGTAAGGGCGCTAGAGTAGTAGACCCTGGAGTTTTCAAGGGTGGTGGTAGTTGGACCAACTATGAGATGGTTACTGGAGAGAAGATATCCTGGCAGGGTGAGAAGGGCTTCTACAACAAGACCATAGAGGTTCCTGGCTTCATCGATGAGCTAGCGTCCAAGCTATGGACATTATGGCCCCCCGCAGATCCAGCTACTATTGAGGCTGATGAAGAATACGTTCAGTTCTACAGTCGAGATAATGACTGGGTTGCTGAAGGTGAACGCTACGCACACTGCCTAATCTCAGACCATCAATGTCCAGTTAACACGTGGAAGCAGTGCCGCTCCAAGTTCTGGACAGAGTGCGAATTCGAACTAAAAGATGTTACCCCACTAGAGCGTGTTTATCACGATCCGCCAGACTTTGATGCCGCAACCGTAGAGGTTGAGGAAGAGGAAGAAACCGAGGAAGATGACGAATAATTCTGGGCCGCACGTTAATGTGATGCTGTTCAAAAACATCAAAACAGATCAGGGAACAGAAATTGAAGAAGGATCTTCCGGGGTGCTTGTCGAAAGGTTTGGAGAAGGCTTCATCCTTGAGTTTGCACTAGAGGACGAAAACCTCGTAGGTGGTAAACGGTTTGAAACAGTCTGCTTAGGTGCGGACTGTTTTGCCGTTACTGGCTACCAAGAAAACTAATAGCGAGTCAGCCTAAATAAGGTATAGTGCCTTCAGCGAAAAGGAGGACTACAAGCATGATGATTACGCACATGGCAAGCAGCACTGACCCTAAGGCTGTTGTCATCCCAGACGAGCGCCAGCAGTATCTGATCGACTTCCTACAGAAGCTTGACAGAATGATGACTGGTCTTCCACTACGTCTTATCGTCAAGAACATTGGTGACCAGCATGGGTGGGCTGAGACTGATGGTAAGCGCCTTTGGATGGACTGGAATGTCCTGCGCAGGCCAATGAGGACTGAGACCCGTCTAGGGCTCAACTACCATGAGATTGGTCACTGTTACTATGGTGACCCGCACTATGACCGTGACGTAGCTGACATGAAGCTGGCTTCCAACATCTTGTTGGACTGCCGCGACGAAACCCTGTTTGCTACTACGTATCCAGCGGTTATTCCGTACTTCGTATCGATGGTGCAAGAACTACTCATCAACAACCGTGGTCTGGAGGACTGCTCTAACATCTGGCCACTGCTTTATGGCAGGAAGTATCTCCCGTCCCCAGTTCGCTTCGTTTCCGCCCCTAGGTCTCACCCTCAGTGGGTAAAGGATACCAGCGCGGTTATCGACAAGTTCGTTATGCTGGCTCCAGAGCGTGCTAACGTTCCTGAGATGTTGGAGCTTACGAAGACGTTCCACGAGCAGCTACAGAGCTACCCAGGACACTCTCCGTTGGTGAATCCCGGTGGTGGTCGTCTTATTCGTGGCAGCCGTAAGGTGGTTAACGATATCTCTGATGAGATTCGTAGGAAGATCACCATCACCATTGACGCAGATCGTGGTGAGCTTAAGAAGCGGTTGCGGCTGCGTAAGGATGCTAAGGGAACTGCTGCGTCTGGTATCGGTAGTGGCGCAGCCTCTGGATCCAAACGTGATGTTGAGAAGCTTCTGGAAGAGGTTGATGTTGAAATCATTGAGCGTGTTTCCAATCGCTCTGGCGATATCACTACAGAGACCAAGACCCAATACCTTGGAACTGAAGCAGAGACTGTAGAGGTTGGTGATGACATCACGCCACGTGGTGACAGTGAGCTAGAGACCGAACATGCGGATAACGCCTCCAGTGGTGGTGCCATTGGTGGTGTCGGTGGTGCTGGTGGCGGGAGCTTACAAGCTGTCGAGTTGATCGAAGAAGATGATGACGATGTTGAGTTCACTGAGTATGTCTGGGTAGGCACTGATCTAGACAATAGTTGGAAGCACGGTAAGGATCGGCTCAACCGGTTCAAGGATGTGCTAACTACCGATTCGGTTAAGGACATCGTTAGAAGTCTTGAGGCTGAGGTTCTGTTCGACACAGACCAGCTTGCTAAGGCTGGTTGGGATGGCTTCGGTGCAGTCACTGCCCACCTAAGGGGTATCCGCGACACCTTCGATAAGGACCTACAGTTGTCCGCTAGAACGCTTCGTAAGCGCCACGCGTTAGGCAAGCGAGGGTCTGTATCCATGAAGGCAGCTATGAAGGCTGAGCGTCTACCAGACAACAGCATCTTCAGCAGCAGCACTAACTATCTAACGCGCCACAAGTTGGAGCTTGAAGTAGTGATGTTGATTGACGCCTCTGGCTCAATGGACAAGGTTATTCAACAAGCCATGAAGGTTCAGTGGGTCATCGGATCTGCGTTCGAGAAGCGTGGAGCTAAGGTTACGCTCATTCCATTCAACAACAAGGCTAGGGATCCCCTCAAGGGACGTGACGACAAGTTCTCTGACAGGATCTTCCCATACTGCCCAGCGAGCGGTGGGACACAGCCCACAGCGGCTCTATCAACCGCTCAGGAGATTTTCGAGAAGTCTGGTAACAGGATGAAGCTCCTGTTCATTCTCACCGATGGTGCTTGGAACAACGCTCACTGGAGCCACAAGATCATCGATAACATGAATCACCGTGGCGTCATGTCTGTGCTTATCTTCATGGGAGGAGACGCGCACGATATGTCCTCGATGAAGAAGACTCACTATCACCACTGTAAGGAAGGGTTCCGAGTCAGTGGGATGAAGAAGCTATTGCCTGAAATGCGCAAGACCTTCTTGAAGGAATTTAACAAGGCGATTGTTCGCACATTGAGGCGTTACTACTAGCGGAAAAATGGTCTAATAGGCCAGTCGAAGTAAACCACCACCCAAAGAAACGGAGGATGACAACATGACACAACTTCCCGATATCACCGGACACGTTGACCAGAATCGAAAGAAGAGGGCTCGTCTGGCTCTCATGGACTTGCTGGAGGTTCCGCCCATCAGTTGGTTCGATACCTACATTACCCGCACCCTTCCGGGTGGCTATAAGGACATTGACGTGTTCGTGCAGGCTTGCCTGCTCCAGCGCGCTACTCTGCTCTTCGGCCCAACCGGTGCTGGTAAGACCCTAGTGGGTCTCGCTGTCGCTGCTTTCTTGAAGCGGCGTTACTCGTCCATCAACTTCCACGGAGGCGTTACGGCTGACGCCTTCATTGGTCGCTGGATTCCGTGCTCGCAGTCCGGTATGCCCACCATTGAAGAGCTTCGTAAGAAGTTTGATGGTGACAGCAACTTGGTGAACGCTTATATCCACAAGTACAGGATCAACTACAAGTGGGTTGATGGTCACCTGACCGACTTCTTCCGCAACGGTGGTGTCCTCGATCTTGCGGAAATCAACATGGCTCCTCCGTCTGTGACAGCGTTCCTGTTCCAGATGTTGGACGACCGTTCGCAGATCGTGCTGGACGACAAGGATGGCGAGGTTGTCCACGCCCACCCTGACTTCTGGTGCATCGGTAACTACAACGAGGGCTACGCTGGCACTGAGGAGTTGAACGACGCGCTGCTTCGTCGCTTCCCTGTCAAGTTCTCCTGGGGTTACTCCGACGAGGTTGAGAACGCTCTCATCTCCAACGAGGCTGTCAAGAAGGTAGCTACTAAGCTCCGTGAGTCGGACGAGTGCCGTAAGGACATCGGAACTGCTGACCTGAAGAACTTCTGCGAGAACATCGATCTGTTCGGTGCTGACCTTGCTGGAGAGATGTTCGTCGCTGGGTTCGATCCGCACGAGCGCCAGGCTGTGGGAGAGGTTGTCCGCAACGAATTCTCCAGCTTGGCCTCCACGCTTCAGCAGCAGGCAGAGCAGGAAGCTATGGAAGCTGATGCTGCCTGGGGTGCCGGTCTCGGACAGGCTGCCGCCACTGCCGCCACTGCTGCCGCTGTTGCTGCTGCTGCTGCCGCTGCTACGCCTCCTGGGGACACGCCACCGTTCTAAGGAACACGCTGGGGGCCTTCGGGCCCCCAGCAGCGTTTAGGGCCCATAGCTCAGTTGGTCAGAGCACGCGACTCATAATCGCATGGTCGGGGGTTCAAGTCCCTCTGGGCCCATTGGAGTAGGCATGATAAAGGTTGATGATAGAGGCTACGCTACCCAGTACGACAAGGATGGGAAGATTGTAGCTCACTATAATCGTGACGACATGCTGATGCTGCATCGCACGTTTGAGAACCGCTATTGGCCTTACGCAAAGAATGTAGTTGACCCTAACGTAGAGGAAGCAGCTAAGGCAGCTTTCATCGAAGCTTGGGGCTACTACAAAGAAGCTTTTGAGAGGAAGCTGAGGGCTATGGAGCGTAAGTATGACAGACTGTGCATCTGCCACCACTGTCAGGGGCCTCGCTTCAAAGATGAATACTGCACATCTAATTCGCCTGGATGTGACCTATGACTAAAAAGCGAGACGGTTCATTCGTAGCGTGGATGATAGCCATGATGTGCTCACTGTTCGCGCTGTGCATTTCTTCAGGGTTGGTCTTCACTAGGAGGACTGAGTGGAACTGCTCCAAGCAGGGGCACCACTACACGTCTCGTTACGAAACAAAGCCGATGGTAGACAAAATTACCATCGAAACAGTAGCGAAGCAGTTTCCTAACTATGAGACACGCCGGGAGCGCGTGTTGGATAACATGGCTACAAAGAAATACATCTGTGACGTATGCGAATACTGCGGAGATAGAATCTGGGCAACCAATGGCAAGAACACAAAAGATACTCGTTGACTTCGATGGAGTCATTCACCGCTACGATTCAGGCTGGCAGGGCGTAACCGTCATTCCAGATCCACCTGTCGATGGTGTTAAAGAAGCCATCGCAGACCTTATGAAGGAGTACCAAGTCTATGTGTTTTCGACTCGCGCTGCTGATAGCGATGTTGGCGTTGCTGCTATTCAGTCTTACTTAGACAAACATGAGATAGAAGTAAGCGGTGTAGTTAAGAAGAAAATCCCTGCAAGCTTGCTTATTGACGACCGAGCGTTTAGATTCAATGGAGATTGGGGTGAGGTGCTTGAATTCGTTGGGAGTCCAACAGCTTTCACCCCTTGGAACAAGATACCGAAAGGAGATTAGATATGGGTTTTGTAGCGTCGATGCTTAAGACCAGCACTCTACTGAACGGACTCCTGCAAAAGGATGCAGGAACACTCACACTCTCAGAGTTGGACAGGCTCCAACAATACGTGAACAAGGGAAGGTCACTCGTGTTGCTGAAGGAATACCCCCAGCTGGAATCCATCTTTGGAATTCACGCTCTGGGAGATAGGACAGAGGTCACGGACATTTTGCTCTGCTTCATCGAAGAGGGCGGAACCATTGGGTCTGATCTGTTCAGGCGGATGGTGCATGGAATGATTGATCGTCGCAAGCTGTCGCCTGCGGTCATCGATGTTCTACAGCGGAACCAGTTCTTGCTGCCTCCTCCGATCCCGTCCACTAACCTCGATGGTGTCTCTGTATGACCACGGCAACTGAGACCTTGCCTGTAGTCAATCCTACGCGTGCTCACCCAACCGGTGTCTACGTCTACCACAACGCTAACGATGGTGTTGCTGTAGCTCTTGAGCTAGGTGTTGGTGGTGGCGTTACAGCAGCGCTTGCTGTCTGCTCCCCAAGGGACCAGTACAGTAAGACACGTGCTCAACAGATCCTGAGGGCTCGTCTAGCGACTCGTCGCTTCACTAGCACTGACCCCGCTCGGGTGGCTCTGACGTTCCAGCTGGGCGTTTACAAGGGCACCAAGTTCAAGGATGAGGTGTTTACACCCATTATGGACTATGTGCGGGACAATGCGTATTTATTCATGGCGCAGTATCGGCTTGGGCTGACGGCTGGGCGAACTAACCGAAGAGAGTTGTTGCGTGGTTTCGTCCAAGAAATCATCAAGATCAGAAGCTACGACCAAGCCCACCTTAGCTGAGAGGAAGCTTCCTATGAGTCCAGAAGACGCGAAGCGTATTCAAGAGCTTCTGGACTCTAAGAACTGTGCCGGGGTAAACATAGAGTTGAACCCTAGAACAGGAAAGCTCACGTGGGGCTGCGCACATTGTGGCGCAGCCCCAATCCTTTTGGCTAACAAGTGCGATGGTGGTTCTCTCTTCCCTGGGAAGCGCTGTAAAGAAAGGACTAACTTCGATGAACGAATGTAGATACCGTATCGGAGATGCTGTATTGTCTGCAGCAGTGTTTATGTGCTTGATAGGCATGTCCATCGCACTAGGCGCTACAGAGCACTGGGCATGGTTTACTCCCGGTGGCTTTCTGCTTGTAGTCTATATCTTCGGTGCGCTAATGAACCGCAGAGAGCGTAGGTTAGAGGCTATCCAACAGATCAGACAACAGAGGCAGCTAGCGCTAGGCGTGCCGCCTGATGAGGCTATGCAATAATGCCCTTCTCTGATGGTAATTGCTTCATTTGTGGCACACCAGCAATCGTATGCTCATGGGATGACATTCACGATAAGACAGAGTACCGCTGCGCTCAATGTTCTATCGATGAGGTTAAGGCCAACATTGATAAACATCCGTGGTGGAGCAGAATCATGGACAAGATAAGCAGGAAGAAGAAGGCTAAGCTAGCCTTACAGGAGTTGCTAGATGACTAATACAGCATATGGTTTCGGGGATACATACCCTGTCGCTGAGATGAACTACGATGGGTTCACCCAGTATCAGCAGTTCACTGGCACTACGGATAAGGCGGGGACCAACCTCAACACTGTCCTAGGGATGGCTGGTGAGGTTGGTGAGATTCTCGGCAAGGCCAAGGGACTTACCTTCAGGGATAATGTCCCTAACATCGATGAGGTAATCGGTGATCTAGTAGTTTGTGCTCTGTCTTGTGAGAGTCTGAAGAAGGAAACTCGTGTCAAGAGCCTTGAGGCTATCTCCTTCGATAAGCTCTCTTCGGAGGACAGGGTTGCTCTAGCTAATGAGGCAGCCGATGTTGTCTGGTATCTTGCGCGTTTTTGTGACAGGCTTGGCGAGGATTTCGGCCAAGTAATGAAGAGGAACGTAGACAAGCTTTCGTCTCGTAAGCAGCGTGGCGTTCTACATGGTAAGGGAGATAACAGATGAAGCTTGGTCCTGAAGCTATCAAACAGATGTATCCGCAATTCGCTAATGCTGAGTGTGAGCAGCATGGTGAGCAGCGTAGGGCTAACGTTCCGCAGCATCTGAGGGGTGTGTTCGCTAACCGTCCTGACTCTAGCTGGGTATGCTCTGCGTGCGTGGATGAGGCTAAGAAGCAGTACACTGAGACACAGAGAGCTTTGCGCCAGCAGAAGCATCAGGAGAAGGAGAACCGACGTGCAGCTATAAAGCAGGCACGAGAAGATGCAAAAAATGCTGATAAGGCACTTGCTGAGTATGTCGCAAGCTGTCAAAATGCTGTTGAAGCAGTGAAAGCTGCAGAGGGTAAGCTAGAGACAACTAGGAGTAAGGTCAGAGCAGCAAAGAGCAAGACAGCAGGAGCAGAGCAGAGGCTGGTGAAGGCTAAGGAAGACTATCACGCACATGCATCGGCGGTCCTCCAGCTTGAAGAGCTTAGCGCGCAACAGTTTGAGGAGCTAGATTGTGCCGACGCTGACGTAGCTACGTGCTACAATGTTCTGCAAGGTAAGTTGGACGAGACAGACGCCTTGTGGGAATGCCTTGGAAAGGCAGCGAAAAAGAAGCGTGACAAGTCAAGCAAAAAAGCAGCCCTGGGTCTCCTACGTGAGCATCAACAAGCTGCTGAAGAAGTACAAAGCACAGGAGAACAAGAACAAGCCGAATGATGTTCTTCCTCCTAAGGTAAATCAGGATGTGCCTGCTGTTGCTAAGCACTGGCATATGAAGGCTAAGTGGGCAAGAAGGAAAGAAGGTGCTGAGATGGGAAAGAAGAAGTTTACAGTAGATCCCAAGATTTACGAGGGTGTTCGTGCTGGACTAGCGGCAGCTAGGGCAAAGCAGGCTGGCAAGAAGCCAGTCGGCTCTAAGACTATCTGCATGGACATCGAGCGTGTCAACCAGCGCTTGTTTACTCTTCCTGATTTCCTAGAGGAGCACCAGGTTCATACAGCTGCTGTGTCATTGAACGGCACTAACTGTGTTGAGTCCAGGGATTTTACTATCTCTGGTAACATCCTCAACTGGGTATCCGACAGGAAGCTATACAAGTCTGATGTAATAGGCGTCCGCTACTCTCTCCTAGAGCTTGGTAGTGTTCCGTTTGTGCCAGTCACATCCTTCCAGGCTATCAACGGTATTCCAATCCAAAGCCTCAACAAGTCTTTGGGTGGTCTAGCTGAGAAGCTAAGCAGGGTTGAGAGTGCTCTGAAGACTGATACCAAGAGCTTGAAGCGCAAGCTTGCTGATGTTGAACTAACTGTCGAGAGTCTGGACACGGACTACGATGACGTTCTCCACCAGGTTGGAGCAATCAATGAGTCCGTCAACAACCTAGAGGAGTTGGCGGTTCAGGAGATGGCAGTAGAGGAAGCAGAAGTCGAAGAGCCCCAAGCAGAGGAGGACGAAGAGATGATTGCACCAGGTGTGAAGGTATGGCACCGCTTGTCTGAAGAGGGTCCGTGGATCGTCGTTCAGCCAACCGTGCTTAACGTAAACAGTAGGCAAGAGGGTGGTGATGAGAACCGCTTCAAGCAGAGCTACGTCGAGCTAGCTTGGACCGTTCAGACACCAGATGGTGTTAGGGACTTCGCTGAGGTTGTCCTAACGACCCGCACGCCTAAGAAGGCCAGCATGTCTTGGTCTAAGAAGATCGCCATAGGAGTGGCAGGAGTAGCTACAGCAGCGGCTGTAGTTCATGCTCCACTGATCCTCAAGTTGCTTGGGTTGATCCAGTAAGTAGGGGGAGGGTAACCTCCCCCGCTTCTGTATGTACTGAAGACTAATGACTGACTATGAAGAGAACCCCCAAGACATAGACGACATCGTAAACCACAAACCTTTCCTATGGATGTTCGATAGGAAGAGGACAATGATCTACCACTACTCCAAGGGCGAGTGGGGTGAGATTAGGTGGGACTTTGGGTTCCTCTGTGGTTTAGGTCTTGGAGCACCGATCTATTTGATACTGTATACGGTGTTAACTTACGCAACTGGATGACTGTATGGCTCAACAACCGACTGTTCCTGCTCCACCAAAACGCATCTACAAAGGCAACGATCCTAGGACCAAGGGAACCCCTGGCTCTGGCGAGGTAGTAAGCCACCCTAACCACTACACCTTCGGTAAGTTCGAAGTCATTGATGTTCTCTATGACTGGCAGCTTGAATACCCCCTGGACAACGTGCTTAAGTACGTAGCCAGGGCTGGTAAGAAGGGTGGTCCTGAGAAGATGCTGGAAGACCTCAAGAAGGCCCAGTTCTACCTCAACTACTACATCGATCAAAAGGAGAAGGGCGAATAGTGAAGGACATCTCCACGCCTAAGCTGGTCATTATCTGTCTTACCGCTGTGTTATGCTTCGGTATCCTAGCGTGGGCTATCACTAGGGAGAGTGAGATAAGCGCTGTAGAGCGCATCGAGCACGATAAAGAGCGCCCTCGTAAGTTCTGGGAGAAAGAGCCTGGTAAGTGAGCAAGACCATCTGGATCTTCAGTTGTTACAACGAGAGTGGTGACCGATGGGTGTGCGGCTACTTTAACAAGAAGCCTACGGAAAAAGAGCAACACGCTTACTTCAAGAAGAACTACAATTACGAATATGCTTGCACAGATGATGGAGAAGATGATCCTGTCTGCTACATCCACTGGGATCTAGTGGAGCTTAATCGAGAGAAGCTCCCACCCCCTTTGCCTAAGAAACAGTGGTCGAGAAGTCTATGACAACCGTTCTAGTTGATGGGCACCACATGCTCCATCGGGTAGCTTTCATACCCGAGCTACAGAAGCTCTCCACACGTAAGGGTGTCCCCACAGGCCCCTGCTTCGGCTTCCTCAGAGTCCTCAGGGCCACGCTGAATCGCTTCAAGGCCACAGACTGCATAGTCGTCTGGGACAGCGGTAGGAGCGCTTACAGGCAGAAGCTCTACCCAGAATACAAGGCTAACAGAGATGAAGGTGATAAGCCTGCTGCTCTAGATAACATTGATGACCAGAAGGATATCCTTCAAGAGGTTCTACCGTATCTCAACACTAAGCAACTAATCATTGGTGGCTACGAAGGTGATGACCTTCTAGCTCTACTAATCGAGACACTAGAGGATGAAGACGATAGGATAGTCGTAGTTACAGGGGACAAGGATCTGCTCCAGCTAGTAAGGCCAGGTGTTGATGTATACCGCCCAATTGCTGACCAACTTGTTACTGACTTTGATTTCACTACTCAAGTCGGGGTTCCTGTTTCTCTTTTCACACTGCGTAAAGCTCTTGTAGGAGATAAGTCTGACAACATCGATGGTATACGTGGCGTCGGTGAGAAGACAGCTAACAAACTATTAGAGGAAGTCTACGCTGATGAGGATGGCTGGTGGCAGGACATCGAACTTGCCGAAGACCTAAGTGAGTTTAAGGAGCACTGCGCTGAGCACAAAGGCAAGACAGCCAAGCGTATTGCAGAAGACTGGCCAGTAGTTACTCGCAACCTTAAGCTCATGGATATCATAAACTACTTCCCTTTCACAACCAAGGACCGTAAGAAGGCCAAAGCTGTTGTAGAGATGGATATTCGTGGGATGGCTACAGACATTGAGTTAATCAAGATGTTGGGTAAGTGGGAGTTCCACGATTTCACATCTAAGTTCATGCAGTGGATTCGCCCGTTTAAGAGGCTGTCGTGCGTCTCGACCATATAGCCTATAGAGTAGTTGACCGATGGAAGACAGCCGAGTTCTTCATCAAAGCATTTGGTTACACCATGCAGGAAGAGTTTAAGCCTTACGGTGACGACTCTGTTCAGTGCATAGCGCTACGTCCATCGGAGCGACAGGAGCTTGAGTGGGTTCCGTTCCTCATCTCCTACGGTGGTCCTCCTGAGGCTATGCATCCAGTTAAGTATCACCTAGCGCCTGAGATTTTCATCTCAGATGGTAAACCTGATTCAGTCGTTGGAAAATGGGTCAAAGATCGTAATGGCATAGGAGGCATTCACCATTTAGCATATGAGGTGTACGACGTACAGGAGGAAGTTGATCGCTGGCTTGAGAAGGGTTGGGGAAACTTTCTATCTGATGACGTTCTTACATGTCCTGGCATTAAGCAAATCTTCTCGGAAGAGATGGGAATTACTGGTGGGATGATCTTTGAGTTTATAGAGCGTCGTGCAGACCGTGGGTTCTGCAAGGAGAACGTTAAAGCTCTGATGGATAGCACCAGAAAGAACAACGATGCCGGTAACGATTGAAGAGTTTGATGGCCCTAACAGAAGAAGGAGGAAGCGTAACGTGAGTGATGATAGTGGTGGAGGTGGTTGCTCTTGTGTTGGGTTGGTCTTGTTCATCTTAATGATCTGGTCGTTGTGGTTTGGGCTACCAATGCCTGGCAATAAGAAGATCAACATTGACATCTTCCCTCCTCGTATCTGGGACATGAACGAGGTTCCAAATGGAAACCCTGCCGGGAGATGACCGATCACAGGAAGAGTGGATCTGTGATAAGTGCGCTTGTGGACATGACAGACTTTTCCATCTAAAACCTGACCATAGTGGTGATGGTGAATGTCGCCACGAAGATTGTGTGTCCTTCTTGATGGGTACAGTAGGAACTAGGTGCCATAGATTTGAACTAAAGGGTCAC